AAAACAGCGATTGAAGGTGATTTCGACACTGGAAACGTAAGATTTAAAGCTAGAGAAAGATACAGCTTCGGTTGGTCTGACCCTAGAGGAATCTTCGGTTCTCCAGGAGCGTAATAATATACTTTACAGGGGCGTAGTCTTTACGCCCCTGTATTTAAACACTATAATAGGACTATTATGAGTTTTAAAAGCGACATACAAGCAACAAGATTTATAGCAGCGACCACTAATGCAATCGTTGCTCCCCCAGTTAGACTTAGAGGTATCATCGTTGGTTCAAGCGGTGGAGGAAACGGAGTTGTAGAATTAAAAACAACTTCAGCAACAGGTGATACATTATTCATAGCAGATGTACCAGATGGAGATATTATTAACTTTTCTTTTCCAGAAGATGGTATTTTATTTCCGCAAGGTATTTATGTTTCAACATTAACAAGTGTTGCAGCAGTTACATTATTAACTGACAAATTTTCAGGACCTAATTTATCAACTACTAACGGTTAATCATGATAGATAGAATGAATCCATATGATTATTATGGGGACTATCTAGAAGAGCATACAGGTGTAGAGCGAGAAAATGTTGGCATCTACAAAAAAGGTGGTATGCCTTCAAGAACAAAAGGTAGAGGCTACTATCGTTCTACAAAATCTGGTGCAGGAATGACACAAAAAGGTGTCGAAGCATACAGAAGAAAAAATCCAGGATCTAAATTAAAAACTGCAGTAACAGAAGATAAACCTGGACCTAAAAGAGCAGCAAGAAGAAAATCTTATTGTGCAAGATCAGCGGGACAAATGAAAATGCATAATGTAAATTGTAGCAAGACTCCAGATAAAAGAATTTGTGCTGCAAGGAGAAGGTGGAAATGTTAGATGGCTTATTTAAATGCAAATGTTCCACCAATTTATTGCAAAGTAAGAAAGGAGTATCTTTATGATCTTAAAGAACATTATAATGAAAGCGAAGATTGCGTTATATTCGGTTTGGTATCTATATCAGGACGTGCACTCTTATTTAATATCATGCTTCCAAACGGTGCGTGCTTTTGGCGTTTGCCTATCTCAGCGTTTTTCCAAAAATCGTATGATAGAGCCGATGTGCCGAATATGCAGACGCACGAACTTCAATTGTGGAATTGTTTTAGTTATTATCCTTCTGTTCATTGCTTTGATTGGTTGGATGGTATAAGAGGAAAATTTCTTGGCTTAGATAAAAAATTTTATCATGGCAAATATTTATTTACAATTGATTGGGCACATCCAGATACTAATATATTAGATGTTGAACATTCTGAAATACCTCAAGAACATAAGTGTGCACATATACTGGAGCTTGATAACGGTAATTTTGCAGCTCAGCCTAATAATCGCATTCTGTGGCATGTTAATTCATACACTACTGATAACAGCTGGCCTGACTATAAAGTCCAAACTACTTACTGGGATGCAGAAGATAATAGCATGGTTACTGAAGACTCCGATAAAATGTTTTATAATATGGAAGAAAAAAAGGAGTAAAATATGAAAGATAGATTTACACACTTATTTAAAAATAGAAATAAAGAGCAATCTTTACTTGCTAAAACAAAAGTTTTATTTAATGCAAGGCATGAAGTAGATATTAATGCTAATGGTACATCAGGATATGTTATTAAACATGGTTCAAATAAAGGAAAAGTTTTAGCTCACAAGGTTTCTAAATCAAACTCTAACTGGTAAAATATGTTCGATAAATTTATGTACAAACTGCTTGGAGCAGTAGATGATTTTTTTGAAAAAATTGAAAACTTATTTACCAAAAAGAAGAGGAGAAAGAAATGAAAAAATGTAAACAATGTAAAAAAGAATTTGAAGCTAAAGATGAACTAGATCTTTTTTGTAGCCAAGATTGTAAGGAGGAAGCTCTAGCAGAATTAGATTCTGGTTCTGATGAGTGTTTGTCATGTCAGTAAAAATTTCAGATAACACTTCAATCGGTTTACCGTTACGGAACTTAATTGGGTTGATCGGTGCAATCGTGATTGGCGCGTGGTTTGCATTTGGTGTTATTGAAAGACTTAATCAATTAGAAACTAAAAACCAGTTATTTGAAAAAGATTTATTAGAGGCATCTGTTCAAAAGCCTATTGATCAAGAACAATTTATGATCTTGGAATGGCAAGCAAAACAAATTGAAAAAATGCAAAAAATGTTAGAAGAGAATGTACATACAGGTGTAATGTTAGATAATCATGAAAAAGAAATAGCAAAATTAAAAAAAGATATAGAAAAATTAAAAGACGCTACAAGAGATATTAAATTTGCTAATGGAAATGGAAACGGGCATTAACGAAGGTACTTTTCAAGAGTACGATTATAATAATGAATACGAGGAGTGTGAATGGCGAAATTAGTTATTGCATTATGTTTATTTGTAAATGGAGAACTCCTTGAACATAGAATTCAAAACTCAATGAGTGATTGTTTAAAACATAAAAGAGAAGCTCAAAGGCATATAAATCAAGAGGATCAACAGTTGATGTGTGGTGAAGTTGAAGCTAATATAGGTAAAAATATTGATGGTAGCTTATATATAGAAAATATTATACAACCAAAATAAAATGAACCTTTCTCGTAATTTTACTCTTTCAGAATTAACAAAATCAGATACAGCTATTCGTAAGGGTATAAATAATAATCCATCAGCAGACCAAGTAGAAAAATTAAAAACACTTTGTGAAAATATATTACAACCTGTAAGAGATCGATTCGGAAGAGTTACTGTGACTAGCGGATTTCGCAGTGGTGAATTATGTTTAACCATAGGCAGTTCTATTAATAGTCAGCATACAAAAGCAGAAGCTGCAGACTTTGAATGTCCTGGTGTAGATAACGCAGAAGTTGCAGATTGGATAAAAGATAATTTAGAATATGATCAACTTATATTAGAGTTTTATAATCCAGGAGAACCAAATAGTGGTTGGATTCATTGTAGTTATATTCCTGAACAAAGAAGAGCAAGTTGCTTGCATGCATTTAGATCTGAGGGTAAAGTCAAATATAAACCAGTTATAGGAAAATTTAAGGATATATTGTAATGGGAATAACAAGATCACAAATGCCAAAACAAATTGAAGGTAAATTACGTGGCGCGAGAACAGAGAAAAAACAAGAAAAAAAGAAACTTCAAGTTAAGAAACCCTATCGCAAAAATGCTCTTAGCAGGACGTTTACTGTTTAAACCAAAAGTGGTACAATCTAAGAAGTTGTACAACCGAAAGAGGCTTAGACACGATGACAAAACTATGTGCTAGAGGCAAAGCGGCCGCTAAAAGAAAATTCAAAGTTTATCCGTCAGCGTATGCAAACGCATATGCTAGTAAGATTTGTGCGGGTAAAATAAAAGATCCTTCGGGTGTAAAAAGAAAAGACTGGGGTCCTAAAAAAGCTAAATTAGGTGTTATGGTCGATCATGCCAAAATTCATCGTCCAGTAATGGAGACAGAAACTCCAGCAGAATACAAAAAAAGATCAGAGTATTTTGGTAGTCATATAAAATCTACACTAGCTGATGACTCATACGTGTCTAATAAATCATATGAAGATTATTATGGTGACCTACTCAAATGAGTCTAGATAAATGGTTTAAAGAAAAATGGGTGGATATAGGTGCACCTAAAAAAGAAGGAAAGTACCAAGAATGTGGAAGAAAATCAGCCAGTGGTTCAAAAGGAAGAAAGTATCCAAAATGTGTACCACTTGCAAAAGCCACACGGATGACAAAGTCAGAAAAGGCGAGTGCTGTCGCACGAAAGCGCCAAGCGTCCAACAGTGGCCCTAAACCAGATAATGTTAAGACAATGGCATCTAAGGGTGCATTTACTAAACTATATTATGGTGGTATGATAGATTTATAAAAGGAGTAATGTAATGAAAAAAGATAAAGAACTTTCACCTAAACAGAAAAAACTAGCTGCAGTGGCTGAGCCTAAAGATAAAATTACAGGCGCAGATTTTAAAAAAATGAAAAAAGCAAAAGCTGGCGGTTTAATGGGTGGCGGACATAAAAATTACAAAATGTCTGGCAGAATATAATTTTAGGATCATGACATGGCTACATCTGGGACTACAAGTTTTAATATTACGATTGATGAAACAATCGAAGAAGCCTACGAAAGATGTGGCGTAAGAACTAATTCTGGTCACGATATTAAATCAGCAAGAAGAAGTTTAAATCTTTTATTTTCAGAATGGGGTAACAGAGGTATTAACCTTTGGAAAGTAAAGTCACGAACTGAAACTTTAGTTAATGGACAAGCAACATACACTACACCTAGTGATTGTAGTGATGTATTAGAAATGGTTGTAACTACGACAGGGGGTACACAACAATCTTTAACTAAAATTTCTAGATCTGAATACATTGCAATTCCAAATAAATCTGATTCAGGAACACCTTCTCAGTATTATGTTAATAGACAAATTGCACCAACTATAACTTTATATTTAGCTCCAGATACTTCTGCAGTTACAAATGTTTTTTATTATTACATTGCTAGAATTGAAGATGCAGGAGCTTATTCAAACACAACGGATATGCCTTACAGATTTTATCCATGCATGGTTTCAGGTTTAGCATTTTATTTATCACAAAAAATTGCACCTGATAGAATACAAGCATTAAAATTATTATACGAAGATGAATTAAAAAGAGCGTTAGAAGAAGATGGACAAAGAACTTCTGTTTACATCACACCTAATGTTTACTTTCCACAGGGGTCATAATGGCATACGCTAAAGGAAGATTCGCACAATCCATATCAGATAGATCAGGACAAGCTTTTCCATATAAAGAAATGGTAAAAGAATGGAATGGTTCATGGGTGCATACTTCAGAGTTTGAAGCTAAACATCCACAATTAGATCCTAGACCTAAAAAAGCTGATCCTATCGCTTTATGGAATGCTAGACCACAAAGAGCTGCACCAGTAACCGTGTACCTTGATCCACAATATTGGGATGGTCAATTTACTTCAAATGGAATGCAACCCTCAACTTCACCTCTTGAAGAAAATAATAAGAGACAGGTTGGAACTAGAGTAGGAAATGTTACAATAACAATTACATAATATGACTTACGCAGAACTTGTACAAAAAATTAGAGATTATACAGAAGTTGATTCAAATGTATTAACGTCTACTATTGTTAACGGTTTTATTAGAGATGCTGAATTTAGAATATTTAGAGAAGTAGATGCTGATTATGCTAGAAAATATGCTACCTCTAATTTTACCAGTGGTAACAGATATGTCACTTTACCAGATACGCAAATTATCAGATCTGTGCAGGTGATTAATGGTTCCGATAGAACTTTTTTAGATAAAAGAGATACTAGTTTTATTTCAGAGTATAATAATGGTGGAACAACAGGATTGCCTAAATATTGGGCTAATTGGGATGCAAATAGTATTGTTGTAGCTCCAACACCTAATTCCGCATATGTAATTCAACTTAATTACATTGTAACTCCCCCTGCTTTAAGTACTACAAATCAAACTACAGAATTATCTAATAAAGCGCCTGATTTAATTTTATATGCTTGTTTAGTTGAAGCTTATGGTTACTTAAAAGGACCTGCCGATATGTACAACTTATATCAAAACAGGTATAATGAAGCTATTCAATCTTATGCTTTAGAACAAATGGGCAGAAGAAGAAGAGACGAATTTGTGGATGGAGTACCAAGGGTTAAAATACCTTCACCTTCACCCAATAATTAAATATAAGGAGTAATAACATGGCAATATCACAAGCAGTAACAAATTCTTTTAAAAAAGAGTTATTAGACGGAGTACATGATTTAGATACAGGTGGAAACACTTTTAAATTAGCACTTTATACATCAGTTGCAAATTTATCCGCAGCGACAACTTCATACACAACAGGAAGCGAAGTGGCACCATCGGGACAATATACAGCTGGTGGCGGAGTATTAACTGGTCAACAAACTTCTGTTGCATCAGGCGTAGCGATCGTTGATTTTAATGATTTATCATTTACAGGGGTAACATTAACAGCGAGAGGTGCAGTAATTTATAACGACACAGTAGCTGGTGATCCATCAGTTTGTGTTTTGGATTTTGGTGGTGATAAAACTGCAACATCAGGAACATTTACTATCCAATTCCCTGACTTTACGACATCTGCTGCAATTTTAAGAATATCATAAAGGAGTTTAAATGGCTTTGGTTGTTAATGATAGAGTAAAAGAAACCTCTACCACTACTGGTACGGTAACTTTTACACTTGCAGGAGCAGTATCTGGTTTTGAAACTTTTTCATCTGCAATTGGAAATACAAACACAACGTATTACTCAATTGTAAACTCAAACGGTGAATTTGAAGTAGGACTTGGAACTGTTGGTGCAGGTACTTTATCAAGAGACACAATTATATCATCATCTAATAGTGATGCTAAAGTAAACTTTTCTGCAGGAACTAAAAATGTATTTTGTACATTACCAGCATCCAAAGCCGTTATCCTTGATTCAAGTGGAAACATTGTTGCAAACAATGGGTCTAACTTAACAAATTTAAATGCAGATAATTTAGCAACTGGAACAGTAGCTAATGCAAGACTTGATGCAGAACTTGCTGCAATTGGAGGATTAACTTCAGCAGCAGATAAAGGTATTCAATTTACAGGTTCAGGCACTGCAGGAACTTTTGATTTAACAACTGCAGGTAAAGCATTATTAGATGATGCGGATGCTGCAGCACAAAGAACGACATTAGGACTAGGATCAATTGCAGAATTAAACACAGTTACATTAACGACAGATACTACTGGAGACTATGTAGCAACTATTACTGCAGGAGAAGGTATCACAGGAGCAGCTTCTGGCGAAGGGTCTACTCCAACTTTAGCAGTAGATCTAAATGAATTAACAACTTCTACAGCTGATGCTGATGGTGATTTTTTCGCAGTTGTAGATTCAGTAGGTGCTCAAAAGAAATTAACTAAAGGCAACATAGCTATTTCAGGGTTTAATAATGACAGTGGATTTATTGATGGATCTTCTTTAAATGCTTCTAACTTATCTTCAGGAACGGTTCCTGATGCAAGGTTTCCAGCGACTTTACCAGCAATCAGTGGAGCAAATTTAACTAATTTAGATGCTTCGGATTTAGCAAGTGGAACGGTTCCTAATGATAGATTAAGTGCTATTCCAAACACAGCTTTAGCTAATGATTCAATTACAATCAACGGAACCCCAACTGCTTTAGGTGGCTCTATTAACGTTGGTGATATTACAGGAGTTACAGCGGGAAATGGTTTAACAGGTGGTGGAGCTTCTGGAGATGTAACATTAAATGTTGGAGCAGGTGCTCTTATTGATGTCACAGCAGATGCGATTGATGTTGATTTATCCGAACTTACAACTTCCACTTCAGATGCAGACGGAGATTTTTTTGTTGTAGTAGACTCCGTAAATGCTCAAAAGAAATTAACAAAAGCAAATATTAATATTTCAGGATTTAATAATGACTCTGGATTTACTACAAATACAGGTACTGTAACTTCAGTTACGGGTGGAAATGGATTAACAGGATCTGTTACAACATCTGGATCACTAGCCGTTGGTGCGGGGACTGGTATTGACGTTGCAGCAGACTCTATTTCTGTTGATGTATCTGACTTCATGACCAATGGTTCAAACAACAGAGTTGTTACTGCAACTGGCACTGATGGTATGAATGCAGAAGCAAATATGACATTTGATGGATCTACTTTAGCAGTAACAGGTGCTATCACAGCCACAGGAGATATTACAGCTTTTAACACTTCTGATAGAAATTTAAAACAAAATATTGTAAACATTGATAATTCTTTAGATAAGGTTTCTAAATTAAATGGTGTTTACTATAACTGGACAAAAGAAGCTTTAGAAAAAAATGCACATCTAAAAGATGAAAAAGAAGTTGGGGTAATTGCACAAGATGTAGAAGCAGTTTTACCTGAACTTGTAGCAACAAGAGAAGATGGATCTAAAGCAGTTCGATATGAAAGACTTTGTGCAG